CAACTCCAGCACAACCAGCACCAACCGTACCGGTAAATCAAGCGCCAACAGCTCCGGTAGATAACACCGCACAAGTGCAAGCCGAATTAAATAAACGTAACGCTGACATTAAAGCGGTATTTGCACCGTTTGGTACTACGCACAATGATTTGTTAGTGGAGTGTTTAGGTGATTTATCAATTACCGCAGATCAAGCCAAAGACAAATTATTAGCAAAACTTGGTGCAGGCACAACGCCAAGTGCGGCAGTAACGCCTTATGCCGATAACGGTAACATTGTTGGTGATAGCGTGAAACAATCTTTATTAGCACGTGCCGGTATCGACAAAGACAAAGTTGATGCAAAAGACAACGCCTACAACTCAATGACCTTGCGTGAACTTGCTCGTGCGTCATTGGTTGATCGTGGTATTAGCGTGTCTGGTCATAACGCAATGAGCATGGTTGGCTTGGCGTTTACCCACTCAAGCTCCGACTTTGGTCAAATCTTAATTGATGTAGCGCACAAATCCTTGCTTAAAGGTTGGGAAACTGCGGCGGAAAACTTTGATCAGTTTACCTCACGCGGCACATTAACCGACTTCCGCGCGGCTAAACGCGTTGGCTTGGGTGACTTTGGTTACTTACCACAAGTCGGGGAGGGCGAAGAATACACCTACGGCACAATCGGTGATGAGGGTGCTAGTGTTGCATTAGCGACTTACGGGCAATTATTTAGTATTACCCGTCAAGCAATCATCAATGACGATATGCACTTATTGACAAAAATCCCTGAAAAAATGGGACAAGCTGCACGTGCAACCATCGCTAAATTAGTGTTTTCGTTATTAACTGGTAACGCGATTGCACAAGATGGCAAAAAATTATTTGATGCCTCGCACAAAAACTCATTTGATAATGCCGCATTAGATGTAGCCAATATTGATAAAGCAATTCAAATGATGAATGGATTTGTCAATACTCGTGGTGAACCATTAGCGATTGAGCCTGATTTTATGTTGTTACCAACCTCGCTTTACACCCGTGCTAAACAAGTTCTAGGTTCAGCAAGTGTGGAGGGGGCTGATATTAATTCTGGCATTATCAATCCAATCCGCGACATTGTGCCAACAGTTAAATCCGCACGTTTACAAGTTGCCGATCCAAAATCTTGGTACTTAATCAACAAAGAAGCGATTGAAGTTTCTTATCTTGACGGCATTGATACGCCATACATGGAGCAACAACAAGGTTTCACTGTTGATGGTGTATCTACCAAGGTGCGCATTGATGCAGGTGTTAATGTAATTGACTACCGTGGCATTGTAAAAGTTACCAATAAGTAACTTAAATCGCCCTAAATAACGACCGCACTTTTAATCGAAGTGCGGTTTTTTATTATCAAAATTAAAGGATCATTAAATATGTCTAAAAACTATATGCAAGACGGAAACACCGTGCGTTTTACCGCTGCCGCTGCCGTAAAAAGCGGCGATGTAGTGATGTTAGAAAACCTTGCTGCAATCTCAGTATCTGATGTTGCACAAAATGAGACAGGCGTTGGCTTAACTGCTGGTGTATTTACGGTGAAAGCAAAAGCAGAAGATGACATTAAACAAGGTGCAATTGTTTACTGGTCAGCAACCGATGGTGCAACCATTACCGCAGGTAGTAACAAGCGTTTAGGTATTGCTTGGCATGCTAGTGGCGCATCGATGGGCACTGTAGATGTCAAGATCAACGCTTAGTCCGTTTGATGACGCACTCGCACAGGCGGACAAAGTCATATCAGATGTGGTGATGTCCGTCTATGTTATCAACGGCAAAAAATACAAAGCTGTGCTTGATGAAAGCCCAAAACTAATGAGTGGCAATTACACCGATGATTACTTAATTAATGGTACGACGCGTACTCTCACTCTTTTTAAAGCATCAGGATATAAGCCAAAACTTGGAGATATCATTATTTCTTCAACAGAGGAATATGTTGTGCGAGGGTTTAGCTTTGAAGATAAGAAGATCGTACTGCAATTGGAGTAAATATGGCGGTGAAAATTGAAGGGATGGCAGCATTACAAGCTAATATCCGAAAACTGGCTAATCAAGTCGCGCCTAAAGCGGCAGCAAAAGCGATTAATAAGGTAGCGAGAAGTGCAATCAAAAATGGAACAAAAAATGTATCCAAAGAGATTCATGTGCCAGCTAAATTAATCCGCAAGCGAACTCGATTATCCCAAAAAGCAACAGCGAATCGACCAGTCGCAAAAATACGAGTTGATAGAAGAAATTTACCGTTAATTCGATTATTGGAGAACCCTAGACGAGCCGTGCGAGCGAGTAAAGGGCAAATCAGAATAGGCAAATATCCAATACAACGCGGTTTTATTCAAACTCTAGCAAATGGTCGTAAACACGTTATGCAGCGACAAGGTAAAGAGCGATATTCAATTGATGTTGTTAAGATTCCGTTATCTAAACCATTAACAACGGCCTTCCATAACGAGTTAAAAGATTATTCAAGTCAGATCAAAGTCGAACTGACAAGAGAGTTGAGTGACATTTTTAAAAAATAGAGGATTAAATGCTAATTCATAAGAAGATTCGACATCAAGTGTCGGATATGCTTAAAAGCAGTATAAAGGGTGTTGAGAATATTTATTCTGGGCGCCCTTTATTTATTGATATTGACCAAGAAAAAACAGCTATTGCGGTTTTTCTTGATGAGATTTCGTGCGAAGAGGTAGATCTCTGTCATCACGAATATACCGCAGCCTTAAACATCGCGATTTATCTGAAAACTGCTTTAGGCGACGACGCATTAGATGATATTGCAGACAAAATCAAAGAGCGATTAAGCGTAGCTATATCTAATGATGAATTATCGGGAAATATTTCCGAAATGACTCTTATTAGCTACGAATACGAGCAAGATACGACGAATCGCACTTGGTTCGTTTCTAACCTTAAATATCAAATTAAGTATGAGGACTAGAAGATATGCCTACACAAACAACACCTTTTCAAGGTACTAAATTTTATTTAGGCACTGGTCTAACCGATGGCAAAGCAGTAACAGCCGTAACGGTTAAGCCTAATGCAACCATTACATCAGCAGGGCATGGTGCCAAAGTAGGGGATTTTATTAAGCTAACTGGTTTAGGTGCGCTTGATAGATATTATCCTGTAAAAGCCGTTACCAATGACTTAATTACACTTGCAGATGAAGTTGATTGGACAGGCCAAGATGCGCCAGCCGGTTACGCAGCAGCTAAAGTTGCTACCGTGAAATGGTCATCTAATTTCTGTGCGATTAAACAGATGGAGGGTGATGGTGACACGCTCGGGGAAGAAGATGTTACGACAATGTGTAGCGAAGGGGCTGAAACAGAAGCGGGTGAGATTGAATACGGTTCAATCAAGCTGTCTTTCTACTACGCACCAGCCACCGAAATGCAGCAAGATTTACGCAAAAAATTCCACAACAAGGAAGCATTCCCTTGGTTGATGATTTTGAAGAATAATCAAGGTGCTTTATACGGTACTGGCTTTATTCAAACTTCACCTAACTTCAGTGGCGAAGTGAAAGGTAAATTTGAATCAAATGTAACCATTAAAAAGACAAAACGTGATTATTTTTTACCTACAATAGTGTAAATAACAAAGCCGAGAGTTAATCCTCTCGGTTTTCTTTTTCTAAGGCGGAACGAATGAATTTAAGAGATAAACTTTTATCACACAAACCAACAGTCAAACCAGTAGAGATTTTAGGCGATACCTATTACATCCGAGAGTTTACCGTTGGCGAAATGAATAAAGCCTTATACGGACAACAACAAGAATTGGTTCGCATTGCTGAAAGTCAAGGTATTAAGCTTGATTTTAGCGATGAAGATACCTTAACCGAGCAATTAGCCAAAGTTTACGATAAGCACAAATTAACTCGCACTATTGCTATGCGTTTATGTGATGAGAATGGTGTAAACCTATTCAATGCCGAAGATGAAAGCGATTTAGAGGCGTTATCTCAGCTTGATAAAGCGGTTATTGAGCAACTTAACCAAGCCATTATGAACGGTGAACCAAAAAACTCACCAGCCGAAGAAAGTTCCAAATAAACCTGTCACTTTCTCTCGGTAAGACGCTAGAAGAAATTGAGCAGATGCCAGAAAGTCATCTACAGGAATACCGCCTATTTTACGAAGAACAACCTTTCGGGTTGTGGCGTGATGATTATCGTTTGGCTCAAATCTCGCACGTTTTAGCAATGGTTAATCGTGATCCA